GATCTTATGTGAAACGCGATCAAGATTGATGGAAGGTCCATCGGGATGACCGAGTTCGCCAAGAGCGCGACCCTTCGTAATGAAGTTCTCATCATATTTAGCAACTTCGCGGGCAAGAGTTTCTACAGGGTAGAATCTACCATTACGGTTCTTAATCCCGCCTTGAAGGAAAATCCCCTCAATGAAGTGAGATTTTTTGCCTTCGGTATCTTCGGTTAGGAATTCTACGTTAAGGATTTCCTCACTGATCAGTTTCATTTTCGGGTTCCTCTTCGGGTGTTACTTCTGTTTCAGGTTCTTCAGAACTTGCCTCAGGAGATTCCACTTCAGGAATATCCGTATTGTCTGGAAGTTCGTCAGTCAATTCGTCAGCCACTGCCTGAGCAGTAGCATCGGGATTAAATCCCCACTGTTGTGCAAATTCAATTTTTTTCTGTTGAACTAAATCGTAAGAGGTAGCATTGAGTGCGTCTGCGACAGCATCAATTGCACCAGATTTATCATCAGCAAAAATCTTATTTACAATGTCAGTTGCAAGTTCTGAAGGCATGATAAAATTTCAATGATATGTACTATTTAGATTTCTCCACGCTTAGCATCTTCCGCACTTAACTCTTCATCTGAGAAAAGGGGTTGCTGCGCGGGAGCGCCACCTTCAGCGGGGGGCATTTCGCCACCACCTTCAGCAGCCATCATAGCTTCCTCGGCAGGATCTACGATCTTACCGTCTGCCATTTCCGCTTCAATTTGTTCGTCAATTTCAGCAATCTCAGTATCAGAATGTTTAAGAACTTGACGGCGGATGTAATCAATACTAAAGTATTTGCCCACGAATGGGTCCATAGTATTGACAAGGTTCATACGCTCATTGCGGATCTCAGTCTCTTTGAGTTCATTGAAATAGTTATCTGCAATGTAGTTGATCTGAATATGTTCCTTGTATTCATCCCATTCTTCAATGGAGATGATACCCTTCAGGATCAACTGCGTCTTAATAAGATCCATGAAGAGTTCACTGAATCTCTTACGAAGACGTGCGATGAATTTTTGGAATTTAACTTCGTCGCGAGTAATCTCTGCTGCGCGTCCGATATTAAAGGTGGTCTCGGTTTCTAGTCTGGAGGTGGGGACGTTGAGCGATTTGTAGAGTTTTTTCTGGAAGTATTTGACATCCTCCAGTTCGCCCAAATTTTGACCACCAGGGAGAGTAGTAATTTCCGTTCCTCTACCACCTTCACGGCGAGGTAGCCAAAAATCCTCAAGCATTGACATAAACTTTTTATCGTCTCTAATCTCGCCAGTGCTAGCATCGTAAACCAGTTTATTACGATAGCGACCCATAACCTCACGGAGGTATTGTTCGGCTTTCTGCTTAGGCAGATTACCCACATCAATGTAGAAAATTCTTCGCTCTGGAGCACGGGACAGACGATAAATGACAAGAGAATCCTCAATCATGCGGAGTTGATTTACCGCCTTGATTGCCTTATGCAAATGAGATAGCACCATGTTCTTATTCAGATCCATGATGCCACTGTGGACATATGTAATGGAATCGGGTGCAATCTTGAGACCCTGGTTTCCAGTTTGTTTCAAACCTTTGGGGTTGTAAAGGAAGTATTCAACCTGTCTCTGTGATAAAGCGTCGTTAATATCTGACGCAGGACGGTTGGGTTTCTGCTCAACTTCCTGTACTTTACGAATCTTGCGGGGGTCAATATATCTAATATCTACAAGACCTGCCTTAGGATTCTTAGTGTCAATAACTTTGTGGTAAAAAAGTCTGCCGTCAACATACCAACGACGGAAGATTTCGTAAGAACGGTTCTCAAAATCCAACAGTCTCAGGACGGTATCAAACTCATCTCTGATAAGTTTTTTGATTTTTTCGGAAACCTTAAGGTTAGAGAGTTCAATCTCTACAGGCACATCATCAAAGTTACCGCAAATTGTTTCATTGACAATATCATCTACAGCAGAGTCGCACTCTGGTTGCAGAATCATGTCGCGGTAACGACCAATCAGTTCGTACTCGTTACGAACAACACCGTCAATGTCTACCGTATAACCATAATGAGCACCACCCGAAACGGGATACGATCCGTCCAGGTTATCTTTTTGCACGAATGAAGGCCCCTTTGGGGCCTTCTTCGCTCTTTCAATTGAAAATCCGAATAGTTGAGACATCAACCGCTGGTCCTATATTATGATATTATTTAGGGGGTCACGAGGACCCCCCTTTTTTATCAGGCGGTGATTCCGTTAGGAATTGCCTGCCAGTATTGTACTTGAAGTTCAACGGTGAACTCTTCTACAGCATCGTTGCTACCGAAATCAAGATCAATAGCGGAAACGTTGCTGGGGAATACGTCAGTGAACTTATAGGATCTCAGGATGTTTGCCTTGTCACCCTTGCTCGCATCACGAGAGAGTTGGTGGACAAACATGTCTGCAAAATAACCAGTTGCATCCTGCTCATCACCCAGACCAGTAACCTGAGTAATGTTTTCGTTTGCAGCCTGGATTTTCTCTACCCAAGTTTCAAAAGCATTTCTCAGAGAGAACTTACTATCGTTCATGATAGTAACAGTCCAAGGTTCAAAGGTTCTGTCGCCAGCGATCTTAAGAACGCGACCACGGAAAGGAACCTCAATGATGCCCATCTGTGCGGAAGGCAAGTTCGCAGCGCGAACCGTGAACTTACCCAGGTCGGAGAGACCCGACCCATTGCTGATAACCTGAGTAGGAAAAGCGAGATCTACTTGGAATAGGTTAGGTCTCGCAAAATCTGATACAACCGATGACTTAAAGTTGTCAATCGTTCCTCTTACTGCCATTTGTGTTAGCCTCCGTGCTTAATTATTATTTAGATTACGAAGCAATTTCAGAGAACGAGACACCAGTTCTCGTTGCAGTGAAGGTCAACGTGATGTAGTTAATCGTACGGGTCGGCTTGACATAGATCTCAGCGTAGAATTCGCCGCGATCAACAGCATCGGCAGGGTTATTCTCCTCGTCACACTTAACCAGGAAGTCGGTTACACCGCGACGACCTTGTACGTCACGCAGGTAAGGTTCAACCAAGTTACGGAACAACGAACGAGAAGTTTCATCGTTCTGCTCAAACAGTTGTGCCTTAGCAGACTCACCGATAACTCTCTCAAGAGTCAGGAACAGACGACGAACGTTGATGCGATCAAAAGCAGACTGATAACCCAGAGCAGTCTTATCACCGAACAGGACTACGCCCTGACCAGGGAAGGAGACGATGGGGTTAACACGCTCAGCATACAGTTTGTCACGCTGATCCTTATTGGGGGAGTAAGCGAGTTTGATAGCGTTTCTCAGAACACCACGAGAGAAACCAGCAGGAGAGAACCAGGGATCCTGATTTACACCAGTCTCAAGGCAAAGACCTGCAACGTCACCATTACAAGGAATGTAACGATAGACATCATTGTACTTATCGTAGATATACTTGTAACCAGCATCCAGAACAGCGTAGGAAGTGGAAGAGATATCTTGGAAGTACGACAGAACTCTTTCAGTGATCAGGTCGGAATTGGTCTGACCAATCACATCAGTACGCATGGGCGAGAAGAACGCAATGCAATCCTTACGGGAATTAACGATGTTAAGGATAGCGTTTGCCTTAGCAACTGCAGCATCCTTGGTAGTACCCTGAGGACCAGAGAGGATGTAGTCAACCTGAACCGACTCAGCGTCAGAAACCAGACTGTAAGCGTTGCTAAAATCGGACGAAGTGTTGAGGTAATCATCAGCACCTTGAGAGAATGCAAACTTCAGCGAACCGCCTTGCTTACCGCCAACCATGTGACGACCAGAGGGCTCGTCATGGATAGACTTGTTAGACTGAATGCGGTTGAAGTTGCGGTTTGCAGCAACAGCACCCCAGGCACCCTCAGCGAGAGTAGCGTTAACAGCGAAAGTCTCACCAGTGTGAGAACCAAAGTAGATGTAAGCAGAGGACTGCTTCAGTACATTGGGATAGTAGTTGTTCTCACCAACAGTAGACTTGGCATCGGTAGCCTTGGACAGACCGACATACTTCTCAAGGAGAGTATTGGGAGTACCAGTCAGAAGACCGTCACCATCAAGAATGATGATGTGAACTTCGTCGTTAAAACCACCTTTATCCTGAGCATACAGAGAAGTGCCAGGACGGGGAGCGATGTTCACCCACTTCTTACCAGGCAGATACTCACGCTCGGGATACTCGTCGCGAACAGCACTAACGGTAACCGCAGCAGCGTTCTCATCAGTGGTAGCATCAGCAGCAGCAAAAGCTGCAGAACCCTTAGTCAGAGCAACATGCAGTTCACGCTTAACACCATCGGTAGCAATGTCACCGCTAACGGTGCCTTGCTCAAGGGTCATGGTGTCATCAATGATACCAGTGATACCAGCGGTAGGAATAGCGATTTCAACAACACGGTTGGTAGCATCCCATGCTACAATTTCTACGGTCTGATCAACACCACCAATTTCAATGGTAGCAGCTTCTTCAGCACCAACGAACAACCAAGTTACGTTATCGTCGCTTGCTTCACCAGAGGTGTGAGTAGGTGCGGTAGCACCAGCAACGCCTGCAGTTTGTGCAACATAAACGTTGCCACCATTGGAGACTCTCTGATACTGCTGATAGTAGGCAGCGGTTGACCAAGCTGGCTCCTTGGGAACAAAGTTACCGATTACACCAGAGTCAAGAGTCAACTTGAGGGTATAACGGAATACCTTACCAGATTTGTTACCCGAGGTCAGCGAGTTGCCAACAACGAATTCAAAATCATTACCCGAAGACGGAGCAGTAAGGGAGAGGATTTGATCTGCACCTGCATCGGTCATGAAGACACGAAGGGAATTGCCATATGCACCAGGGGTCTGGGCGGCGAAGGTCCAGTTGTTAGTTACGCCAGTCTCATAACTGGTTTCGTAATTTTGCAAATTTTTGATTTTTACAGCTGCAGCATTGCTAACTGCATTCTTGAGATTAATACCATCTGCACGAATGGTTTTCAAAGTACCACCATAGCTCAGGAATTGAGCGGCGGTAAACCAAAATTCGTAGTTGGTATCGTTGGGT